TTAAGCCGTTGATTTTGCGGTTTTTTCTTCTGATTTTGTCCCACTGGTTTCCTCGGTGGGACACTTGGTGTTCCGGTTTTCGTCCAATCCGATCAGGTGCATGGCGCCTCCGGCGAGGCGGCGGCGGTCGGCTTTTCGGGTGTAGTGCTGGGCCATCGCGGCCGACTTCCATCCGTAGATGGCCATGAGCTGGCGCTCGGTCCCGCCACGCTCGGCGGCGATGGTGGCGCCGGCCTTGCGCAGGCCGTGCGCGGAGCAATGGGGTAGGCCGGCCTCGTCGCACCAGGCGCGCATCTTGTTGCCGAACCCGTTGGCCGTGAACGGCTTGCCGAAGCTGGTCACCAGGAAGGTGAGATCGCCGGTCGTGTCGGTGGCGGCGATCGCCGCCTCGAGTTCCGGCAGCAGCGGCACCTCGACGGCCGAGTCCGCCCGGTCGCCCTTCTTGTCCTGGCGGTAGTGGATCCACCCGTCGCGCACGTGCTGGCGGCCCAGCCGCACCACGTCGCCGCGGCGCACGCCGACGAACAGCAGCAGACAGATCGCCAGATAGGCCGTCGTGCCGGGCGGGTGGGCGGCCATGAACCGGCGCACCTCGTCCGGTGTCCACGTGTGATGGCCGTCGCTCCGGTCGGGCACGAAGGCGACGGCGATGGCCGGGTTCGTCGCCACGCCCTCGATCTCCTCCGACAGGCCATAGGCGAACACCCGGCGAATGGATTTCAGCCGGTTGTTCGCCGCCGCCGGCGTCGCGATCTTGCGGTCGCGCAGCACCTTGATCGCCTTGGACGTCATGCTGGCCAGCGGCATGTCGCCGAAGGTGTGGGGGGCGCCGGGCCGGATCGGCTCGTCGAAGGTCGATTCCAGGATCTGCCGGCGCACGTGGAACGTCGATCGCTTGAGCCCCGAATGGGTAGGGGCCCAGGCGAAATACTTCTGGCAAAGCCATTTCCAGGTGAGCGCTCGGGTGCCCTTGCGGCGCGGCAATACCGCGTCGCCGCCGAGGGCGACGCGGTATTGCTCCATGAAATCCGGCGTCCAGGGCGTGCCATGCATCCGGATCTTGGGCGATCCCTTGCGGCGGAAATAGATGCGCACGTTGCCGTGGCGGTCGGTGTCTTCCGTGCAGTAGCGGGGAAGGCGGCGGGGCATGGATGCGGTCTCCGCGGCCGTCAGGCCTCTACGTTGGTCCAGTCCACGTCGGTCGCCGCCTCGGCCGGCGCGCCGAACAGACTATCCATGGCGAGGTCGATCTGTCGACGGTCCCACAGGACACAGGCATGCCAGCGGGCGGGCTTGGGCATGGTGCCCTCGCGCACCATCGTGTCGAAGCTCGACGGCGACACGCCGACATAGGCGGCGGCCTGCTCGCGGCGCAGGCCGCGGCCGACGAAGGTCACGGGGCGGTCGGGGGCGGCGAGGGTGTTGGTCATTCTTGACCGTCCCGGTCGTGCCCTGGCGGGCACTCCGCGCCTCTTGCTAGGTCCCGGTCGCTCCGCTCCTCGCCTCTTGATGCTTCCCGGTCGGCGCTATGCGCCTCCTCGCCTCTTGGTGGTCCGTTCGCCAGCTCGAGCAGCACGTCGGCATGGCAGGGCTGGTCGAGCGGGCACCAGCACGCCAGGTCGCGGCCGGCGAGTTCGCGCGGTGCGTCGGCAATGATCCGGCCGACGGTGCTGTCCGGGTGCGCCTGGGTGCGGCAGAAATCGCCATTGGACCAGAAGCCGAGCACGGCCGCGCGGAAAAGCCGGACGGCCTCGGTGGCGTCCGGGATGCCGAGATCGCCGATGTGCCACGGGTTTCCCCATTTCGTCGGCCGGCCGACATAGACGGCGCCGGCCGGCATCCGCCATCCGTTCGTGCGCTGGCGCTGGATCCGCTTCGGCATGGTCAGGCCTGTTCGTCCCTGGCGGTCTCAACCGCCTGGTGCGCACGATCGAACGCCTCGAGGAAGGCGACGGCGGCGCGGATGAGGTCGCCGGTGGGCTTGCGCCACGCGGCCTCGTCCTGGTGCTCGATCCAGCGCGTCGGATCGACGATCGGCATCACGCTGTCGACGGATGCTTCCTCCTCGAGAAACTGCTCCAGCGTGTGCCGCTCCAGTTCAAGAACGGCATGCGCGGTGCGGAGCGCGACGAATGCGGACTGCAGGCGGTCGGAGGCGGAGGAGTCAGCCATGACCTGTCTCCGTGAGGGCGGCGCGGATGGTTCGGTCGAAGTGTGCCTGGCAAGCCTCCTTCGCTGCCGACGTGCCGAAGTAGGATCGCGGGTGATCCTCCGGCTCCCACTCCCATGCGCGGCCGTCCTCTAGATCCGCGTGCCAGCCATCATCGTTCGCGACGCTGTAGGTTCCGAGGATGCTTTTCGCCACCCAGCACCAATTGTGCTCGCGGCAAGGCTCCTCCCACTCGAGCGGCTTCACCTCGACCTCCTGCACCACCCGCTCAACTACCGAGGCGGTAGGTTGAATGGATGCCCGGCCCTTCATCGCGGCGAGCAAGGCCGCTTGCGCTTCAGCCTGTGGCAACCGCCGCCAGCTCCGATCCTCCAGGATCGCCATAGCCTCGCAAGAGCTAAGACCGCCGCGTTCGGCTAGACGGCGGAGCGACTGGCTATGGTTTCTTTGCGCCTGCGCCTCGTGAGGATCGAGAAGCGACATCGGAATGGCGATCACTACGACCGACAGACCGGCCTGACGTAGATTCCGAACTCGATCCCCAGAGCGGTAGTCTCCGATATCCATGATCGGCATCATTTCTGTGCTGGCATCACCCATTGCGATAATCCTCCAGGGCTTCGCGGACTTCGCAGACGCTCGTGTCGCCCTCGATCTCGTCGAGGAAGGCAAGGAGGGCTCGCCGCTTCAGCGCAATGTCGCGCGGTGCCGGGTTGGCGTGCTCCCCCCGGAAGCCTTGACGTGCGCGGCGTGTCTCTACCGAGGCCTCCAGCGCGTCATGGATCTCCCCGGGCGAGCTAGCCATGGTCGGCGTCCGGCTTGCGATCGAGCCCCATCTCGCCGCGCACCCATGAGGCGCGTTGCTCGGCCATCTCTGCCTCGCTCATGGTGTAGCCGCGCGCCTTTTCGAACAGCGCATCGAGATCCGCGCGCGGCGGCGCGGGCGAGGCGGTGCGCCGGGAGCCGGCAAGCGGGTTCGGCAGGTCGCCGGCGTCGTTCGGAACAAGGCGCTCCAGCTCGGCGCGGGCCTCGTCGATGATGTCGGCCGCCTGGCGATACCAGTGGCCGGTCACGTCGGGCGGCGTCTCCGCCGGCGGAAGGCGCAGGGTGCGCGCGATCGCGGCAAGGCGGGCGGGGAGGCTGGTGGGGGCGGGAGCGGTCAAGGGTGCCTCCCGGTCGCGGCTTCGCCGCTCCCCGCCTCTTGCCCGACCCTCGCGGCGATGCGGCCGAGGCCTGCCTGCAGCCGGGCGATCTCCGCCGCGTTCCGCGTCTCCAGGCGCTTGAGCCCGGTGCTGACTTCGATCAGGTCGGCGGCGAGCGCGCTGTGCGGATGATCGCGGTCGCTTCGTTCCGTGTCCCGCGCGGCGGCCTGGTCGCGTGCGCGGGCCGAATGGGTCGCGACCTCGACCCGCGTGAAGCCGGCGGCCAGCAGGTCGTCCTCGGTGACCGATCCGGACAGGCTCCGCCGGTCGGTCATGATCCGGGCCATGATGCCGACGAGCGCGTTGGTCCCGCGGGCGCGGGCATTGGCGATTTCCTGGACGGTGTCGATGATCATGCTGATTTCTCCTTCGCCTGGGCGATCAACTCGTCGAACCGCTCGCCAACCTTTTCCCGCCAGTCTGATCCGTGCTCGAGCGCGAGCTTGATCATCCAGTGCAGGACGTGAGCCTGTTCGGCCTCGGTCTTGGTCGGGATGTCTTCGCCTCCGCTGCGGAGTGCGTGAGCAATGGGGCATGTGTGAAAGACCATGAGGCCGAGGACTTCCCTTAGCGGCTCCGTGATCTCGTCAGGATATTCGGCCATTGATGATCTCCCGTGCTGGTAGGGGGCTAAGCAAGCCGGACGCTGGCGCGCCGGCAGAACGCGGAAAAGGTGAGATCGGCACACGTGTCGGACACGTCGAGGAAAGCGCTGTAGCGGGCCTTGGCGCGGGACGTGGCGACGACCGACCGCGTGTGGCCGTCGAAGGTGACGGCGAACGCGCGGTGCGGATCCGAGATCGTTTTCAGGTGTTCGGCGAGTGCTCTCCGGCCTTCGTCGGTCACGTGAAAGAACACCATGTCGCGAACCTGGCCGGTGCGCGCCCAATGCAGCGACGCTGCCATCTCGCGCGCAATCGGGGCGCGCAGGCCGATCGCGAAATAGTTGCGGGGCGTCTCGCGCATCGGATCGAGGGGGCGGCCGAGGGCATGGTCGATGTGGTCCATGGGCTTGTCGGCGAGGTAGCGGTCGACCGTAAGGTGTGCGTTCACGACGGCAGCCCCGCAAAGGGAGCCGGCATCCACGTGATGCACGCGGCGATGATCAGGAGCGTGGCGGCGAAGGAGGCGAGGTCACGGGCGGCGGGGCCGAGTGTGGCCAGGCCGAAGCCGAGCGCGGCGGCCATGCCGCCGGCAACGGCCATGCCGATCCGCAGCGCCAGCCGATTGGCTTCCTGGAAGGGGTCGAGGGGATCGTCGGGGCGCGAGATCGCCCGCTTGAACGCGTGAAACAGGTGTCGTGCCATCGCGGAACCCTCCGTTGCGATGGCTATGGGTATTGGATGTACCCAAACGCGTCAAGTATGAAACGTACCCAACCGCCATTTGCGGGTACGACCAATTACGAACGTCTGAGAAATGACGAAGGCGGTGAACCGGTCGCAGGGGATCTTGGGAGGGGTGGAATCAATCCGCGGCTCTTGCTGGGCGACAAGCCATGCGGTGCCAACAATCCCCCGGCTATCGCGACGCGACCTATCCGAGGTCGCCAACCCATTCGCTCAACCTGTTTCAGACATCGGTAATGATCCGCCTTACCCGCCCAACGACATAGAATTCGCCATCCTTGGCGGGGATCGACAGATGATCCGGGTTGGTTGAGAACGGTTGTAGCATCGGCTGTGGACCGCCACGATAGCGCTTGAAGGTTGCCTCTCCTGTCGCGAGCGCGAAGACATAATATCGGTCGTTGATTAGGGTGTCGTCGGAGTGATTGACGATAAGGACAGCTCCCTCTGGAGCAATCCGGTTCATGGAATCACCAGAGACGGTCAGCGCCATCCAGTCGCCTTTCGGAAGGTCTGCGACGCGGATAAATCGTTCAACGTCGGCGTTGGTCACGCCTTCGTTGCGCTGCAAGGCGCCGGCGCTCACCCAGGAGACGAGTGGGATGGCAGCGGAGTGCTCGGCGCTCGCTCCTGTCATAAGCCATGCGATATCGACGCCGAAGGCCCGGGCGTATTCCCGGCCCACGTCGATGTCGAAACCGTTGCGGCCGGTTTCGTGGGCCTTGTAGGTTTCCCGGTTCCAGCGGAACTGCTGCGCGGCCGCGAACGGGCTTGAAAAGCCTGCCTCGCTGCGGGCCTGCTTAAGCCGTGCTGCGCGTTCTAGTTTCTCGGTTCGTCTATCCATAGGGTACGGATAGTCCCCGAACTGGGTATAAGTCATACTTCTTGGCTTGACGTTGGCAGGGTATTGATTATACCCATTCGCCATGTCACACGCTTCGCTCATCGATCGTTGGCCCAGCCTGTCGGATTTTGCGGCGGATGCGGGAGTCTCTTACGGCACCGCGAAGGCGATGCGCCGTCGCGGTTCGATTCCCCCAAAATATTGGACAGAGATCGTCGCTGCTGCGGGTCGCCGGGAGGTCGTTGGCGTCAGCCTGACAGCCTTGGCCAATCTCGCAGCGAAGCGTCGCGGCCGGTCGATGCCGGATCCGTGCGACGCGGAGGCACGGCCATGACCTTCGGCGCGGTCGGTCTTCTGTGTGCGGTCTATCTCGTGGGGGCCTTTGTCGGCTTCCTTGCGGTCCATCATCTTCGACTGTTCTGCCGCCGCCTTGCCGGTGGTCACAAGCTTCGCGTCCGCCAGTTCCGCCGGGCGCGGGGGCCCTCCTTGGGCGTTTCCTCCCTAGACTTCCCGGGCGCTGTCTGTCTGCAGCGCCCGGGCTTTTTCTGGAGGGACTATCCCGCAACGCACAACGCCGGTCACCGCGAAAGCGGCGGCGAAGTTTCGCGGGGGCGGGGATGACGCACGCGCGGCCATTTTCCGAGGCGCACTATCTGCAGCTCAAGGCGGCGACGCGGCGCGTCGTGCGCGCGAGCGGCGGGGTCGACGCGGCATCGCTGACCACGCGCGTCGGCATGCAGCGGATCTCCACCTACCAGAAGGCGCACGAGCCGGACTTCATACCCATCGACGTGGCCGCCGACCTGATGGCGGAGAGCGGCGACCACGCCGTGCTGATCGCGATGGCGCGGCTGCTTGGGTGCGAGGTCATCCGTCTGCCCGCGCTTCCCGAGGTCGACGCCATGCCGTGGCACCGCTCGCTCGCCGACGTCGCCTCGCATTCCTCCGACGTCATCCGCCGCCTGTCCGACGCGCTGGCCGACGACGGCATCGTCGATGCCGAGGAAAGCCGTCGCGGCGCCATCCGCGACGAGATCGCCGAGGCGATCAACGTGCTGATGGTGCTGGAAAGCCGGCTGGCGCGGATCGAGGAAACCTCATGACCACCGCCAATCCCCATTCCCAGGTGAAGGGCGCGGATGCGCTGCTGCGCCGCGCGGCGGCGGCGCTTGTCGCTGCCCATCCGACGCGGCTGGCGCGGATCGATGCCGGCAAGGCGATCGGCGTGGCCGGCTCCGTCACCTGCGTGATGGCCAGCGGCCGGCCGGTCGGGATCGATGCATGGCTCGCCTGGTGCGCGGCGCTCGGGCTCGATCCCGTGACCGCCCGGCGGGCGGCCACGGGGGTTGATGCTTCCCGGTCGCTAGGCTCCGCGCCTCCTGATTCTTCCCGGTCGCTCCGCTCCGCGCCTCTTGGTCGGTCCATCCCCGCTTACCCGGGCGGGGCCTTCCTCTGGTGGTACTTCGGCCTCGCCGTCAACCTGAACCGGGTCAGCACGCATGGCTGGTCGATCCGCGATCTGGGGCGGCGTTCCCATCTCTCGATCTCGACCCTGTCGCGCCTGGAGCGGGGCACGCCGGTGTCGGCGGCCGCCGTGGCGCAGGTCTGCCGGACCCTCGACCTGCACCCGCACAATTTCTGTGCCGTTCCACGGGAAACCACCACTGAAACACGTTGCGATCAAAGGGAGATCGCGTCGTGACCCGTGCTTTGTCCAACATCACCGGAGAGACCAGATGACCGACCGGTGCAACCTGCCCGCCTGGGGCTCCCTCACGATCGCGGTCAAGCTCGACCTGATCCGCGCGCCCTATCTCGACGGCCTCTCGGCCGGCCTGATCGCGGCGCGGATCTCGGCCGGCCTGTGCGCCCCGATCTCGAAGAATGCCGTGATCGGCATGATCAACCGACACCGCGACAAGCTCGGCGTGCCGCCGGTTCGGGGCCGGAAGCGGCCGAACGGGCCGCGGCCGTCGGTTTCGTCCCGGCGGCGGAGAAGCGCGCCGGTGACGGTCGCGGAAACGGGGCTCCCCGCCAAGGCTGATGACCTCCCGGTCGCTGCGCTCCCCGCCTCTTGCGCGCCTCTTGATCCCGCGATCGAAGCGCCGGTGTCGGCCCCGGCAGTTGCCTCCGATGGCGGCGGGGAAGCGGGTGTTTCCTTCCATGCCCTGCGGGCGCGGTCCTGCCGGTTTCCGCTGTGGCGCGACGGGCCGCCGCCGCCGATCGACGCCATGCGCTTCTGCGGCGCGGACGTGCACGCGGAGGGGAGTTCCTGGTGCGCCGCGCACCTGGCGATCGTGGCACCGCTCGGCACCGCGACGCGCTCGGCCGGGCGCTCCTCCCGGATCCGGCAGGCCTTCGCGCGCGGCGCCTCGGTCCAGGCGATCGCCACCGAACACGGCATGAAGACCGTTGCGGTCCAGCGGGTGCTGGAAGGCGGCAATTCGCCCCCGAAAACCGCGCACGGGCCGCTGACGGCCGCCTGGGCCGGATGGGGAGGCTAGGGCCATGACCGCGCTCGACGACATCGCGGCCGAACGCCGCCGGCAGATCGAGGCTGAAGGCTGGACGGCCGAGCACGACGACACGCACACGGCCGGGCAGCTGGCCAATGCGGCCGCCTGCTACGCCCACTTCGCGACCGTGCCTGACGAAGTGCGTGAGGTGATGCATGCGTGCACTTGCGAGGATCGGCGGCCGGTGTTCCTGCGCCGCTGGTGGATGTGGTCGCTCGACTGGTGGAAGCCGAAGGATCCGCGCCGCGACCTGGTGCGCGCCGGCGCCCTGATCGTCGCCGAGATCGAGCGGTTGGATCGGGAAACAGCAAGAGGCGAGGAGCGGCAACGCCGCGACCGGGACGGAAAACAACCAGGCGAGGAGCGCGGCACGCGCGACCGGGAGGCAAACAATGCCTGACACCCCGGTTTGCCTGTCTATCCGCCAGCCGTGGGCATGGCTGATCGTCCACGGCCACAAGACAATCGAGAACCGTAGCTGGCGGGCCTGGAAGCGCGGCCGGATCCTGATCCACACCGGGAAAGGGATTGACGGGGAAGCGGTGGAAGACCTGCGCGCCGGGCTCCATCCCGTCACCGGAAGGCCTTGCGCATTCGATCTGCCGGCCGCGTTCGATCTCGGCGGCATCGTCGGCGAGGCCACGATCGTCGATTGCGTCACCGGCTCCGACGACGAGTGGTTCGTCGGACCGTACGGGATCGTTCTGGCGGACGCGCGCCCACTGCCGTTCGCGGCCTGCCGGGGTGCGCTTGGGTTCTTCAAGCTTCCGGAGGTCACACGATGACCAATCGTGGAGGCGTTGCCGCCGATCAGTTGCGCGCGCTCGTCGAGCGGATCGAGAGGCTGGCGGAGGAAAAGGCGGCGATCGCCGACGATATCAAGCAGGTCTACGCCGAGGCGAAGGCCAACGGCTACGACACCAAGATCCTCCGCATGGTGATCCGGCTGCGCAAGCAGGACGCGGCCGAGCGCCAGGAGCAGGAAGCGCTGCTCGATCTCTACATGCACGCGCTGGGCATGATCGTGGAGGAGGAGATCGAGCGCGTCGAGATCGAGACCGGCCAAACCGACGTCGAGGGCTACGCGAAACGCGCTGCGGAGCCATCCGCGCGCGCCGACGATGATCCCGCGCCCGAGCCTGCGAGCGTCGCGGTGCGGCGAAGCGCTGAACTTGGCTACGGCAATGCCGAGCCTGCCGGCGATCCGCCGGCGCGAACATCCACCAAGCGAAAAGGAGGGTAGGGCCATGGTGAAGATCACCGCCACGGCGGGTGCATGGGCGTCCGCGCTTTCGAAGCTTCGGCCGCTGGTGAAGGCCCGCCAGACTGTCCCGATCCTGTCGTGCGTGCTGATCGCGCCGGGGAAGGGCGGCGTTGCCATCACCGGCGACGACCTGGACACCCGCATCACCGTGCCGCTCGATGCCGAGCACGACATGCGCAGGAAGGCCGTCGGGATCTGCGTTCCGCTGGCCCGCGTCCTTGCCTTCGCCAGGGCGATCCCGGTGGCCGATCGGATGACGCTGGCCGAGAGCAATGGCATCCAGACCCTGTCGGGCGGCGGAGCATCGATCCGGGATCGGGTGATGGCCCGGTATCTCTCCGATGATTTTCCGGCGGGCGGTGACCTTGTGGATGCACTCGTCGAATGCGAGTGGGGCGAAGGGGTCTGCGACGGGCTCCGCCGCGCGCTGCCGTTCGCCTCGCACGAGGAAACCCGGTATTACCTGAACGGCTGCGCCCTGCAGTTTCGGGAAAGCTGGTCGCTGGTGGCGACCGACGGGCATCGCCTGATCAACATTCCGATCGGGGATCATGTCGGCAAGGCAAAGCCGCGTGAGGCTTTCGACAGCGCCATCCTGCCGAGGGCCCTTGTCGAGACGATCGTCAGGCTCTGGCCCGACGAGGGGCCGGTGCGGGTCCGCCTTTTCGCCAGCCGCATCGCCCTGGAGATGGGCGGGACCCTGGTCGTCGGCAGGCTGATCGACGGCACCTATCCCGACTGGCGTCGGGTGGTCGACGGGGCGACCGGCGAGGGCCTGGAAAAGATCCTGGCGCTGCCGAGCGCCGACCTCTACCGCGCCACCCGACATGCCTGCGACCTGATCCGAGTGATGAGCGGCAGCGGCTACTGGGGGTCGTGCTGCCTCTACGCGACGGACTCAACGGTTCACCTGGAGTCCAGGCCGGACGGTGGGCAGGTCGTGGTTCCGGTCGGGCTGGCGCTCGACGTCGGGACCTCTCCGGTGCGGCCGCACTTCAACCCGATCTATCTCCGCGACCTCCTTAAATCGATGCCGGGCGGCGAGCTGACGATCGGCATCAAGGGGGAACACAGCGCGCTCGTGTTCCAGACGGCAGGGTCCGACGCGCTGGCGCTGCTGATGCCCATGCGGGGCGCCTTCGCGCCCGGACAGCCAGTGCGGGGCCTGGACGCGGAGCCCGAAGCCCAGAAGCCGGCGAAGGCCGCTTGATGCGCGACCAAGAGGCGTGGAGCGGTGCAGCCGCGACCGGGAAACGGGAACGGCTCCCCGACCGGCGGGCCTGCGAGGCGCTGCGCTTCGTCGTCGGCGGGGTGACCTATCACGGCTTCACCGGCCGGTCGTTCGATCCGGCGACCGGCGCGCTCGGGCCGGTGCGCGAGGTGTTCCTGACCGCAGGCAAGACGGGCTCGGCCGTCGACATCACGGCGCGCGACGCGGCGATCTGCGCCTCGATCGCGCTCCAGTGCGGGGCACCGCTGGACGTGCTGCGCAACGCCGTCTCGCGCCACGAGGACGGCAGGCCGGAAGGCCCGCTCGGGATCCTTTTCGATGAGATCGCCGCCGAGGATGCCCGCCTCGCTGAGGATGCGGCGCGGGATGGGGGTCGCTGATGGACTGCTTCGCTCCCTATCGCATCGACGGGCCGGCGGTGGTCTCGTTCTCCGGCGGGCGCACCTCGGCGTTCATGCTCTGGCACATCGTTCAGGCGCATGGCGGGCGGCTCCCCGACGACATGCTCGTCGTCTTTGCAAACACCGGAAAGGAGCGCCCCGAGACCCTACGCTTTGTCCACGAATGCGGCACCAGATGGGGTGTCGACATCGTTTGGGTCGAGTGGCGAGACACGGCCGATGGCTTTGAGCGGATCGGCTTCAACAGCGCGAGCCGCGAAGGGGAGCCGTTCGAACGGCTGATCGCGAAAAAGCAAAGGCTTCCGAACGGCCGCGAACGCTGGTGCACCGAATACCTCAAGGTTAGGCCAATTCACGCGGTTGCTCGGCACATGCTCGGGTTGGAGCCCGGCCGATATGTTGAGGTGATCGGCCTGCGCGATGATGAAGGCCTCCGCGTCCTCAAGGGGCTGGCAAAGGCGGAAGAGACGGGCCGCCGAGTTCGCTACCCACTCGCCAAGGCGAAGGTGGCGAAGGGCGATGTCCTCGCCTTCTGGCGGGACAGGCCGTTCGACCTCGGCCTCGAACCATGGGAGGGCAATTGCACCCTCTGTTTCCTCAAGGGTCGCGCGATCCGCAAGCGCATCATCCGCGATCATCCGGATTGTGCCGCGTGGTGGAGCGGTATGGAGGATGGCGCTGGCGGCCGGTTCGACAACCGCGACAGTGTTGCTGATTTGGTGCGCGAGGTCACGCGGTCGCCCGAGCTTGGCGAGGTATTCGATCCCGAGGAATTCGATGCCGAGTGCGGGCTGCTGTGCGGGGGCGCGACGTGACCGGCGCACCCGAGACCTTCCTCGACGGGCGGGTGACGCTGCACTCGGGCGATTGCCTGGAGGTTCTGGCCGGGCTGCCGGAAGGGTCGATCGACGCGTGCGTGACGGATCCGCCCTATCACTTCGCGTCGATCGTGAAGCGCTTCGGCGCGGCCGATGCGGCGCCGGCGAAGGCGGGCACGGCCGGGCACCACACGGGCGCCTATGCCCGCGCCTCGCGCGGGTTCATGGGCAAGGAATGGGACGGCGGGGACATCGCCTTTCGGCCCGAGACGTGGGCGGCGGTCTATCGCGTGCTCAAGCCGGGGGCGCACCTCGTGGCGTTCGCCGCGCCGAAGAACGTCCACCACATGGCCGTCGCGATCGAGGCGGCCGGGTTCGAAATGCGGGACCGCTTCCTGCGCCTGATGGCGGCCGACGCGGCCGTGACCCGGTTCGTGGCGAGCCTGTCGGAGGCGCAGGCCGACGCCTTCTGGCGGTGCGTCGACGACAGCGGATTCACCGGTGAGCTGGCGTGGATCTTCGGGAGTGGCTTTCCGAAGTCGCACGCGGTGGCGCTGGATTTCGAGCGGAGTCTTTGCCGGCGCGAGAAACGGGGCGGCCGGTCGGTCTGGGTCTATGTCAGCGACGGGGCGGAGATGCGCGGGAAGGCGCCTTGGCGGCATCCGCTGGCCAACGAATGGGCCGGCTGGGGCACGGCGCTGAAGCCGGCATACGAGCCCATCGTGCTGGCGCGCAAGCCGCTGGCCGGGACTGTGGCCGCGACGGTCGAGCGGCACGGGACGGGCGCGGTGAACGTCGGCGGGTGCGCGATTTCTTGCGATGAAAGCACGGCGCGAGTGTCTGGTGTGAATAGAGGGGTTTTCGGCTCTGATGATCGCCAGGGAATGATCAGAGGTGGAAATGAGGGCCGCTTCCCGGCAGGCCTCATGCACGACGGCAGCGCGGACGTGCTCGAGGCGTTTCCGCAGACGTCAAGTGGCAAACCGGGGATCAAGCGACGCGGGAACAACGGGCATGCCTACGGCGCCGAAAGCCGCCCGCCGGGAACCCCGATGAGCGGTTTCGGCGATGCCGGATCGGCGGCGCGCTTCTTCTATGCCGACAAGGCCGATGACGGCGACCGGCTGGGCTCGAAACACCCGACCGTCAAGCCGCTCGACTTGATGCAATGGCTGGTGCGCCTGGTGACGCCGCCCGGCGGCACCGTGCTGGATCTGTTCGCCGGCACCGGCACGACGGGCGAGGCGGCCTTCCGGGAGGGCTTCTCCGCCGTGCTGATCGAGCGCGAGGCGGACTATCAGGCCGACATCCGCCGCCGCATGGGGCTCTGCCTCGCGGGGCCGGATGAGCGCCGCCGCGAGACCGTCAAGGCCAAGGGCGCGGTGCCGGCACCGGAGGGGTTGTTTGCGTGGGTCGGTCAGGAATGATCCTCGCCATGAAGAATTCGCTCCGCATCCTCCAACAAGAATACGAGATCTCGGCGCCTCACTTGGAGGTGGGAGATGATCGTTTCTATATCTTTCGTCATGTTCAGCCTTGCATCCATAAATCTATCAAAGGAATCTTCGCGTATTTTGGACGCGAGGATATTAGACTCGAATTGACGGAGATTGGTGCGATATTTCCCAACGGCGTTCGCCATATCCTTATTACGGGATATATACAACTCAAGGCTTCTTGGCAGGGTGACGTCTGTTGTAAATCTGGATTCTCCCGACGGTGTTCCCAAATAAGATATTTCAAGAACGCCTGCATAAATACTTTCAAACTGAAGGTTAACAAGGCTGTACGATGCGACAGAAAGTTGATCGATAATTCTCGCTATGGCGAGTATCGACCTTTGTGTCTCGGGTATGCTTGCTGTTTTGATTTGGTCGCGGGTAGCGCGAACCGACTTCTCTGCAGCTCTGAACGTGATTGCCGCTGCGCCGAACAAGCCAATTGCTGTGAAAACCCCGTAGGCAATGATCTCAGCCCAGTGGCTGACGTCATTGGCCTGGGTCAGAGTCACCAGAATTGCAGCTGCGAGGGCGGAAATCAGCCCGATGCCAACCCGAATGTCCCACTCGGTCCACATGAGATTGGCGCTCCGTTTCGTCCCTACATTGCTGTGTGCGAGGTTAGGTTGTTGGGCCCGAGTCCGTCGAGTGCCTGGTTCGCATATCCCCAAGAGCCACTGGGGAGCGCGCCATGAGCGCCTTCCTGATCGGCTACGCCATCAAGGCCGACACGGCGACACAGACCCGCAAGCTGGTGCTGATGAAGCTCGTCGACGCGGCGGAGGAGGATGGCTCCAACGTCTATCCGAGCGTTGCGACGATCGCGCGGGCGGCCATGTGCAGCGAACGCCAGGTGCAGCGCGTGCTCGGCGAGTTCTGCGGCGTCGGGCTGCTGGAAAAGGTCCGCGACGGCGTGGGCGGGCGCGGCAAGGGCCGGCCGACCGAATATCGCATCGTCGTCGAGCGTCTGCGGGCACTCGCCGAGGGCGGATGGGGCGCTCTCGATGGCGGCGGGAGTGGGATGGTCCAGCAAGGGGCGGGGAGTGCCGAAGGCACGACAGGGACGATAGAAAAGGGTGACACCATGTCACCCATTTGCGCCGCCGAAATGGGTGACATCGGCGCCTGTAAAAGGGTGACATATGAGGCAGAAATGGGTGACACCCTTATGTCACCCTACCCCTTAGACCCCTCCCTTAACCCCTCCGAAAAGAGAGAGGGCGCGCTGGCGCGCGATCGATTTGATCGATTGGAAGGGGAGAAATCTCCGACGGCCACAACCGACGACGGCCTGTCGTCGGAGGGACAGTCCGTCCTCGATATGATCGCGCTCTATCCGGCGGGAAGGCAGGATCAGCGCGGGCAGGTCGAGGCGGCGTGGAATGCCCTTACGCCGGCGGAACGGCAACGGGCGATCGACGAACTGCCCGGATGGCTCGACGAGCGCACCGCGGCGAAGCTGCGGCGGATGTTCCTGCAGACCTATCTCGGCGACAAGCAATTCGACCTGCCGAAGGGCGTGGGCTCCGGCCCGTCCGGCAAGGGCGCGAAGGCTGACAGCGGCGTGACCGTCGACGGCGGAACGTGGTCGTTCAAGGCATGGTCCCGGGAGTGGTTCGCCCATCTCGTCTGGGCTTCCGAGCGCGGCAAACCGGTGTGGATCGCGGTCAAGACGGCCCGCGGCAATCCGAAGGCGAAATGGGCCTGCCGGGCCGGCGAGATGCTGCCTGCGGAGGCGATCGAGCGGTTCGTGCATGTGTCGAGCGCCAGCGACGCATGGCGGGCCTGGCAAGCGTGGTTCCGGGCGCGTGATCCGAAGGTCGTCTGGCCGAGCTGGGAGGGAGAACGATGGTTCGACCTGCCGAGCAAATGGCCGCCGGGCTTCTCCCCCGAGATCGACGATCGCGAAGACGCGAATGCATACCCTGCCGAGATGGAGATCTGATCATGGCGAAGCGGACCGACGATGGGTATGTGAGCGTCTGGACGGATCTGGCGGCGGGTGGCGATCGCGAGCGGAAGGCGAAGCGGACGCGGGCCGTCGATGCGACTGAGGTCAAGCTGGTGAGCGGGTCTCATGCTGCCGCCGCTGCCAAACCTCCGAAGCGCGGGCGCAAGCGCCGCAAGCCGGCTCCTGCTCCGGAAGCCGGGTTCGAGGGCGGGCGGCACCTGGTGAAAGAGGTCGTGGAAAGCCCCTACCACGCTGTGCAGGCGGACGAACACCGCTACGAGACGGTTACCCGCAACGCCCGGCACGACCCGGTCGAGCAGCTTTTCCACCGGAAGGACAAGCATGGGCGGCGGCTGATCGGCCCGGGCGAGCGCGAGGCGGGGCGTCGCATCCGCGAGCTGGTCGAGGCCCTTGGGCTCGATGCGGTGAAGTCCATCGCCTTCGACGGAACGGGCGGCGGGGGCCGCGCGCGCTGCGAGCTTGCCGATCACCGGATCGATGCGGGGCGGCGGATGCAGGCGCTGCGGGCCTATCTCGGCGCGGACATGACGGCGCTGGTGGTGCGCGTGGCGGGCTATGGCGAGACGATCGCCGTGTGCGCGCGCGATCTCGACGAGGATCCGGAGGGGGCGATCAACGGGGCGTGCTCGTCGGCGGCGCGGGATCGGGCGGGCTTCATGTTCCGCCTGGCGCTGCGCCGCGCGGCGTCGTTCTTCGGCTACGGCGATGCGCGCGGGCCGGCGTATGGTAGCGTCACGTCGTGGATGGGCGAGGGGGCACGCCCGGCGATTTCCGATGTGGATGACGGGGCGCCGCAGGCTCGGCAAAAGGCCGTCTGAGCGAATTGGGATTGACGGCGACACCGGGGTCGTCGCATAGCTATTAGCCATAAGCGATTCGTGCGCCCGCCCGGGACTTCCCGAGGCGGGCGCCGTCGTTTCCAGCCCCCCGATCTCCGACAATCCGAGGATGCCATGTGATGCCGAGCATGCCCGGCGTCTTTCGCCCGGCTGGTGCCAGGTCGCAGCGCGAGCGGCGACAGGAAAAGGATCATCGGCGTGGATCGGCGCGCGAGCGCGGCTACACCAGCAGGTGGGACAAGGCCGCTGCAGCCTTCAAGCGTCGCAATCCGCTCTGCCTCGGATGCCATGCGGTCGGACGGGTGACGGCGGCGGCGGTGGTCGACCACGTCGAGCCCCATCGTGGGGATGACGAGCGGTTCTGGGATCCGGACAACTGGCAACCCGCTTGCGCATGGCACCATGACGCGATCAAGCAACGGCTCGAGGCGATGCACGACGCGGGCTCGATCGACGCTGGTGAGCTTCGCCTCGACAGCGCGACGGCCCAGCGGCTGACGGTCGAGCTCGGCGGGTTAGCCTTCGGCCACGATGGTGCGGTGCGGTAAGAATTACAATTTTATATTTCTGAAATCAGGTGACGGACGGGGGTGGGTAAAAAGTCCCAAAATCCCGCTCCCTCGGACCGCCCCCCCAGTAAAACGTGAAGGGGCGCGGGTTTTCGGAAACTTTTTTTTAGGGCGGCGGGTGCGTCGCATCATCTGAGAGTGAGCGGCGATGGGTCGACGTGGACCGAAACCGGAGGCGGCTGCCGTGAAGCTGGCCAAGGGGAATCCGTCCAGGCGGCCGGTCGGCGTGGATCCGATCGACGAGCACGGCGGCGCGCCGGTCGTCGATCACCGGACCGGGACCCGGGTCGTTCGCCCGGCCTGGCTGACCGGCGAGGGCCGCAAAATCTGGGAGCGTCTGGCGCCGCGGCACTCCGCGATGAAGCTGCTCGGGCAGTCGGACGCGGAGGCCTTCGCGCGGTACTGCCGCAACTTCGCCCGCTGGCTCAAGATGCAGAAGACCCTCGATCGGGAAGGCGAGACGTACGAGTCGGAGAGCACGCACGGCAATCTCAAGCGGGCACATCCGGCCTTTCTGATCGCCGATCGGCTGGAGCGACAGCTCCTCGTGGCGGAGGCAAATTTCGGGCTCAACCCGGCCGAGCGCCAGCGCATCTACGCGGCCCGCGCGGCCGCCCCGAATGCACCGGACCTGTTCGGTGGCGAGAACGCGAAGGCGGAGGGCGATGCGGGCAAGGCGCCGCCGGCGCCGGCGCGCACCTCGGCAATCGGCGCGCTCGGTGGCGGCAACAAGCCGACCATGAACTGACACCATGGCGAAGCGGTGCGGCCCGGCCGCCGGCCGGAAAGGGCCGCGCGCGCGTCCGGTCTGGATCAACGCCAAGGCGGTCTGGGATGCCGACCGCGGCGTCTGGATTGAGGGGGAATACTGGTTCGACGAGGAAGCGGCCGACGCCGCGGCGCAGTTCTTCCCCGATCATCTGTGCCTGACCGAGGGCGAGTGGGCCGGGAAACCGTTCCTGCTTGCGGGGTGGCAAGAGAACGACATCATCCGCCCGGCTTTCGGGTGGAAGCGGCCGGACGGCACCCGGCGCTATCGCCGGATTTACGTCTGGGTCCCGCGCAAGAATGGAAAGACAGAGCTCGCCGCCGGTATCGCACTCCTGGTGCTGGTCGGAGACGCCGAGGAGGCCGGGCAGGTCTACTCGATCGCGACCGACAAGGATCAGGCGCGGCTGGTGTTCGACAAGTCGACCGCGATGGTCGGGCGATCGGAGACGCTGTCGGATGCGCTGGTCTGCCTCAAGCCGTCGATTTACTGCCCGGAGCTGAATGCATCGTTCAAGCCGCTCTCGGGCAAGCCCGGCGGCAAGCACGGCCTGTCGACCTCGGGGCTGATCGGCGACGAGATCCACGAATGGACGTCGGGCGACCTCTATCAGTTCATCCACGACAGCGAGAGCGCCAGGCGACAGCCGCTGGAATTCCTGATCTCGACGGCGGGCAAGAAAGGCACCTACGGCGAGGAGGCCTGGGACGAGTGCCAGAAGATCCTCGACGGCACGATCGAGGATCCCGAAACGCTGGTGGTCGTCTACGCCGCCGATGCGGAGGACGACTGGACCGACGAGGCGGTCTGGCACAAGGCCAACCCGAACCTTGGCGTTTCCAAGAAACTCGACTGGATGCGCAACGAGGCGCGCCGCGCCAAGCAGCTGCCACGCCTGGTCAACGGGTTCAAGAATTACCAGCTCAACCTATGGACCGAGCAGGCGACGCTCTGGCTTCCGATCGACGGACTGGACGACGAAGGCCGGCCATTCGGGTGGGACCATTGCGTCGGGTCGGTCGCGTGGACGGATCTGGAGCGCCGGCTTGAAGGGCTGCGGTGCTTCGGCGGGCTCGACCTGTCGGCGGTGCAGGATCTCTCGGCCCTGGTCTGGTGGTTTCCGGCGCAGCCCGGGCTCGACGTTCCGGCGGTGTTGGCCCGGTTCTTCAAGCCGGAAGCGCTGCTGGATCATCATTCGAAGCGGGACAAGCTGCCATATGGGCGCTGGCGGGACGACGGCGCGCTCGTCGCCACGCCCGGCAACGTCGTCGATTACGCCTTCATCCAGGCGCAGATCCTCGCCGACGCGGAGCGGTTTCGGATCGCGCATGTCGGCAACACGAAGCGGGAAGCCGGCGAAGGCGGACTGGCGATCGACCGGTGGAACGCGACACAGACGGCGGTGCAACTGGAGCAGGAAGGCCTGCCGGTTGTGATGTTCGGGCAGGGCTATGCGTCGATGGCAGCCCCGTCCGCCGAGCTTGAACGCGTCGTCCTTTCGAACGGGTTCCATCATGGCGGGCATCCGGTGCTGCGCCGGCATGCCCAGGTCGTCGCGGTCGAGACGGATCCGGCCGGCAACATCAAGCCGGCGAAGAACAAGTCGACCGAACGGATCGACGGAATCGTCGCCCTGGTGATGGCGATGGGTATCGCGGCGAAGGGTGAGGGCGACGAAATGGATCTCGGCGACTTCCTCGATAACCCGGTCATGGTGATCTGATGGGATTCCTGGTCCGGGCCGCCGCGGCGCCGTTCAAGATCTGGAACGCCGTCTCCGACGAGGTGGCCAAAGAGAGGCGCCTGCGCCTGACCGATGGTGTCGGCTGGTCGTCGCTGTTCGGGCGCGGGACGTATTCCGGCAAGACGGTCACGGTCGATTCCGCGCTGCAGCTTTCGACCGTGTGGGCGTGCATCAAGCTGACAGCCCAGGCGGTCTCGTGCCTGCCGCTCTCGATGTACGAAAAGCGCGGAGACGACAGCCGGACGAAGGTCGAGAGTGGTTCGCTTGTCGACGTGCTGACCGACAGTCCGAACGCCGACCAGACGGTGCTTGAGTTCTGGGAGACGATGGTCGGCTGGCTGCTCGCCTCGGGCAATGCCTATGCCGAGAACGTCACCGGGTCGGGAAACCGGCTGATCGCGCTGCAGCCGATGATGAGCACGCACTGCCGGCCGCTTCGCACGTCCGAGGGCGATCTCGTCTACGAAGTGACAGACCGGGGCAAGACGGAGCGCTTGCCGCGCGAGAAGGTCTTCCACCTGAAAGGTTTCGGGCAGGGTCTCCGCAATCCGGACCTCGGCCTGTCGCCGATCTCCTACGGTGCGAATTCACTTGGATCCGCGATGGCGGCGGAGGAAGCGTCCGGGAAAATGTTCGCCAACGGACTGATGGCGAGCGGCGTTCTGTCGTCGGAGCAGGTGCTCAAGCCGGAGCAACGGAAGCAGCTGCAGGGCATCATGACAGAGTTCGCCGGTTCGTCGCGGGCCGGCAAGATGATGATCCTGGAGGCGGGTCTCAAGTTCAATCAGATGACGCTCAACCCGGATGACGCGCAGATGCTCGAAACCCGGCGTTTCAGCGTCGAGGATATCTGCCGCTGGTTCGGGCTCCCGCCGATCATCATCGGGCACTCTGCCGAGGGCCAGACCATGTGGGGGACCGGCGTCGAGCAGATCATGATTTCGTGGCTGACGCTCGGCATCGACCCGCTGTGCGACAGGATCGAAGCGCGCATCAAAAAGCAGCTGATCCGGCCGACCGGCGCCCGTCGGCAATATGCCGAATTCAATCGGGAAGCGCTGCTCCAGATGGATTCGACCGCGAAAGCGAATTTCCTGTCGCAGATGACACAGAACGGTCTGATGAGCAGGAACGAGGGCCGCGCAAAGCTCAATCTCGCCAACCGCGAAGGGGCGGACGATCTGACCGCGCAAACCAACCTCGCGCCGCTGTCGCAGCTTGGCGCCAATGCGAGCGATGGCAATCAGGTGCGGGCGGCGTTGCGCACCTTCCTCGGTCTCGACCAGAAGGAAAAATCCCATGACGAAGCGTAAGCTTCCGCGCGCCGATGCGACGGCGCGCCCCGGCATGCGCACGGAGATCCGGACCTCGGTTCTCGACCGCTGGAATCCCGACGTTCGCGCGGCAAGTGACAGCGAAGGCGACGCGACGATCTCGATCCTCGACGTGATCGGCGCGGACTGGTTCGGCGACGGGGTGACCGCGCGGCGCATCTCGGCGGCCTTGCGGTCGATCGGCGAGCGCGATGTGGTGGTGACCATCAACAGCCCTGGTGGCGACTATTTCGAGGGTCTGGCGATCTACAACGCGCTGCGCGAGCACCCGGCGAAGGTGAGTGTCAAAATTCTTGGGCTCGCCGCGTCGGCCGCTTCCGTGATCGCCATGGCCGGCGACGAGATCATGATCGCGCGCGCGGGATTCCTGATGATCCACAATACCTGGGTCGTCGCGATGGGCGACCGGCATGGCCTGCGCGATGTCGCCGACTGGCTGGAGCCCTTCGACCAGGCGGCGGTCGACATCTATGCGGCGCGGACTGGGCTCGATGCCGCCGAACTGGGAAAGATGCTCGACCGGGAAACCTGGATCAACGGCTCGTCGGCCGTTGACCAGGGCTTCGCCGATGCGCTTCTCCCGTCCGACGAGGTGACGGCGCAGGCAAGGAACCATGCCGACAGCCGTCCGGTCGTCGCCGCCCACAAGATCGACACGCTGCTCGCCAAGGCGGGTATTCCGAGATCCGAGCGCCGCGATCTGATCGGCGCTTTGAAGGGGGGCATGCCTGGCGCTGCCCTGTCCGGCATGCACGACGCTGCCGTCGTCGGCGAGGTGGAAGACCTCCTCGTCTCTCTCCGCAAAATCTGAAAGGCAAACCCATGTCCAAGCACATGATGCCGGCGGTGGCGCTGGCGGCAATGGCGGCTTTGCGCCCGGTCGGTGTGATCGGCGCGGTCCGCAACGAACCCAATCCCGGAAACATCGAAAAGCTGCTCGCCGACGTGAAGGCCGAGCTGACCCGCGTCGGAGACGACGTGAAGCGCACGGCGGAAGATGCTCTCAAGCAGAGCAAGGATGCCGGCGCGGCCTCGAGCGAAGTGAAGGTCACGGCCGACAAGCTTCTGACCGATCAGGCGAAGCTCTCGGATGCGATGGCCAAGCTGGAGGGCCGGCTCGAGGCGTCGGAGACGCGTGGGCTCGACCTCGAGCAGCGCCTGGCGGCCGGTCGCGGTGGCGACGGTGGCGGCAAGGTCAAGTCGATGGGCCAGGCTCTCGTCGAGGCCGATGGTTTCGAGGCGTTCCAGAAGGGCGGTGCCCGGGGCTCGTTCAAGGTCAGCGTGCAGAACGCGATCACCTCGCTTTCCGACTCGGCCGGCGCCCTGATCTGGCCGGACCAGGAACGCGAGATCGTCGGCCTGCCGCGTCGGCGGATGACGGTGCGGCAGCTTCTCACCCAGGGCCGCACGGCGTCGAATGCGATCCAGTACGCCAAGCAGGTGACCCGCACGAACAATGCGGCCGTCGTCTCGGAGACGGTGCAGAAGCCGGAGTCGGGCTATGCCTGGGAACAGGCCGATGCCAACGTCAGGACGATCGCGCACTGGGTTCCCATCGCCAAGCAGACGATGGACGATGTCCCGATGCTGCAGACGGAGATCGACGGCGAGCTGCGCTATGGCCTGATGCTGGCCGAGGAGCTGGAACTCCTCAAGGGCGACGGCACCGGACAGCACCTGTCCGGCCTGGTGACCGAGGCGACGGCCTATTCGCCGGCATTCTCGGTCAGCGGCGAGACGATGATCGACACGCTTCGCCTGGCGCTGCTCCAGGCCTCGCTGGCCGAATATCCGGCCGACGGCATCGTCCTTCATCCGACCGACTGGGCGCGGATCGAACTCACCAAGGACGGCGAGCAGCGCTACATCTTTGCCAACGTCATCCAGATGGCGGGTCCGCAGCTCTGGGGTCGCCCGGTGATCGACACCCAGTCGATGGACGTCGACGAGTTCCTGGTCGGGGCCTTTCGCATGGCGGCGACCATCTACGACCGCGAGGCGGCGGAAGTGCTGATCTCGTCGGAGGACCGCGACAACTTCATCAAGAACATGCTGACGGCCCGCGCCGAGGAACGGCTGGCGCTTGCGGTCAAGCGTCCGGCGGCCCTGATCACCGGCGATTTCGGCAACGTCTCCGGCTGATCGTCGCTCGGTTGATGAAGGCGGGCGGCCCACTGGCCGCCCGCTCCATGAACCGAGCGGGAAAGGTGATCAGATGAAGGTCAAGGCTTTGCGGAGCATGGTCGGCGACTACGGCAGCGCACGTCGCGGCCAGATCCTCGATCTCCATGACACCCGGGCGGAAGCCCTGATCAAGCGGGGCCTGGTGGTGCCCGCGCAGGGGGAGGCGGCCGGCAAGGCGGCGGCGCGCCCTTCGAAAACAGGCGGCCGCACTGGTGGCCGGAGTGGGAAGGCAAAGCCGTCGTCATCGTCGCCGGCGGACCGTCCGCAGGCGAAGCCGCCCTCGACCTGATCCGGTCGCGGGCGGTCGTGATCGCCATCAACGAGTCCTTCCGGCTCGTTCCATCGGCCGATGTCCTCTACGCCTGCGATTTCGGATGGTGGGAGAAGCGGCGAGGGGTTCCGGAATTCACCGGACTGAAGCTGTCTCAGGATTCCAAAGCGACAAAACGGGGCTGGGGTATCGAGCGGGTGCATGTCATCCGGGGCGACGATCGACTGCAGCTTGTGCGCCCTGGCCATGTCGGATGGGGCGGAAACGGCGGGTTCCACGCCCTCAACCTGGCGGTCCAGTTCCTGCCGTCGAAAATCGTGCTGGTCGGGTACGACATGCGTGTCGATCGCGGACTGCACTGGCATGGCGCGCACGAGGGGTTGAACAACCCCACTGCGCCGAACGTCGAGCGTTGGCGCCGCTGTATTGATGCCGCCGCCGAGCAGATCGCCGCGATGGGCATTCGCGTTTTCAACGCGAGCCATGTCTCTGCGCTCTCGGCCTATCCGAAAACGAGCCTCGAGGAGGCGCTGGAATGCTGACCAGGCTTTCCGTGCCGGCCGGTTCGGCCGTGCCGCTCGACGAGATCAAGGCGCACGTCATCGTCGATCATGCTGATGATGATGCTCTTCTGGAGGGCTACACCGCGGCGGCCGTTCGGTTCTTCGAAGATCACACCGGACGTTTCATGCTGCCGATCGATCTCGAGCTGCGGCTCGACCGCTGGTGTGAGCCGATCATCCTGCCGGCGGCGCCGGTGCGCGCCGTGACCGAGGTCGCCTATCTTGACGCCGACGGCGTCGAGCAGGTGCTCGGGGCCGGCGAGTGGTATTTCGTGCGGACCGAGGAAGGCGGGCGGGTCCGGTTTACCGGGTCGTTCGCGCGACCGCCGCTCTCCGATCGCGAGGGCGCTGTCCTGGTTCGCTTCGAAGCTGGAACCGACGATCCGGAGGAGAGCGGGTCTGGCGACAATCCGCCGCTCGCACCGGTCGCGACCGACGCGCAAATTGTCAAGCTGATGGTCGCACACTGGTATCTGACCAGGGAGCCGATCAACGTCGGCAACATCATCAACCAGGTGCCGCTTTCCGTGCATGCGCTGATCGCGCAACGGCGGATCTACCGATGATCGACCCGACGGCGATCATTCATCCCAGCGCCCTGGTCGAGGGGGCGACGATCGGGCCGCGGACCCGGGTCTGGCAGTTCGCCAGCGTGATCAGGGGAACGGTGCTCGGCGCCGACTGCAACGTGGCCTCGTGCGCCACGCTGGACGGGCCATCCTTCGGCGACCGGTGCACGATCTGCCAGGGCGTCGCCATGGGGCCGGGCTTCCGGTTCGGTGATCGGTGCTTTGTCGGCCCGAACGTGACGGTCTGCAATGACATGTGGCCGGAGCCGGGCCGCGAGGGCTTCGACATGGAGGCACTGCGGGATCCCGACCGCTGGTCGGTGATAGCCGAGGACGACGTGACGATAGGCGCGAACGCCGTCATCCTGCCGGGTGTCCGGCTCGGCAAGGGGTGCGTGGTGGCCGCCGGCGCTGTTGCCGAGCGCGACGTGCCGGTCTGGACGCTTCTCCGCCGCGACGGGCGCCTGGCAGACGTGACGGTCGAGCGGCGCGATCTGCGGATGCGGTGGGCGTCGTGATCACCGTCGCGACGCTGCTGTGGGACGCGAACGCGCGCTCGCGCGACTTCTCGACCATGTACGACGAGGGCTGGGTCGAGCGGCTTTATCGCGGCTTCGCACGCAATCTGACCGGCCCGTTCCGGTTTGTGTGCTTCACCGATCGCCGCCGGCGCTTCGCCGAGCCGATCGAGGCGAGCCTGATCCGGGATCCGTCGCCGAGCTATGCAACCTGCATCGAACCCTATCGGCTCGGCGTACCGATGATCCTCTGCGGGCTCGACACGGTGGTGACCGGTAATGTCGATCACCTGGCGGAGTATTGCCGGACGGCGCGGGTGTTCGCGCTGCCGCGCGACCCGTACCGCCCGGCGATCGCCTGCAACGGCGTGGCGCTGGTGCCGAAGGGGCACCGGAAGGTGGCGACGATGCACGCGGGCGAGAACGACATGGAATGGGTGCGGCGCTTCCCTCACGCCTTCATAGACGATCTCTTCCCGGGGCAGGTGGTGTCCTACAAGGGCAGCGTCGAAAAGGCCGGTCTCGGCGATGCGCGGGTCGTCTACTTCCACGGAAAGAAAAAGCCGCACGAGCTGGCGCAGGTCGACTTCGTTCGGGAGCACTGGGTCTGATGCCCTGGGTTCGCTTCACCGAGGATTTCGACTTTTCGCCGGTTGTGAAGGGCGGGCGGGTCACCAAGGCTTACAAGGCCGGCATGGTGCAGTTCGTGACACGGGAATGCGCGACGCGGGCGCTCGCGGCCGGCAAGGCAAAGCGTGCGCAAAGCACCAGAAAGGCAAGTGACGATGGCCGGGCGCGCGGGTGACCTGACCGAGGCCGTTGCCTTCGATCGCCAGGGCACGGCATCGGACGGTGCCGGCGGGACTACAACGGCATGGGTTGAACAGTTCACCTGCCGGGCCGGCTACACGCATTTGCGTGGCGGCGAGACGGTGATCGCGGCGCGGCTTTCAGGAACGCATGTGCAGGTGATCCGGGTGCGGCGCTCGTCGCAGACTGTAGCGGTAACGGCGGAGTGGCGGGTGCGCGACACGCGGTCTGGCGAGGCCTTCAACATTCGCGAATTTACGCCCACCAAAGACCGGCAATGGATCGACTTTCTCTGCGAACGGGGTGTGGCGGTCTGATGAAGGTGCGTGGAGCCAAGAGCCTGGCGGCGAAGCTGCGGGCGATTCCGAGGGCCGCGCGCGAGGAGATCCGCGGGGTGCTCGAAAAGGGCGCGGCGGAGATGTCGACGACGGCCAAGGCGTTCGCGCCGAAACGGTCCGGGGCGCTTGCCAGCAGCATCGGCTACACCTTCGGCGCCTATCAGCCGGACAACGCCAACGTGCGGGGTGTGGGGTCCGGCGGTGGCAGCTTGGACGATCCGGATCTGACCGTGACAATCCATGCCGGCAACGCGAGGGCGTTCTATGCCGCCTTCGTCGAGTTCGGCACCGCGCCGCACACGAACGAGGGAAAGTTCGAGGGTTCCCACAATCCGGGCGCGCCGGCGCAGCCGTTCTTCTTTCCGGCCTATCGGCTGACCAAGAAACGGAACAAGAGCCGGATCACCCGGGCGACCACCAAGGCGGCGAAGCGCGTGGCGGCGGGTGGCAAATGATCGGGTCGCAGCTCCAGAAGGCGATTTTCGCAGCGCTCACCGATGCCGACGTGTGCGGGGACCGGGTCTATGACCGGGTCCCGAAAGGCGCGGTTTTTCCCTACGTGACGATCGGGGACGAACAGGTGATCGACGACGGCAACACCTGCGCCGACGCATGGGAGATCTTCCCGGACGTTCACGTCTGGTCGCGGCCTGGAACCGGATCGAAAGTCGAATTGAAGGATACGGTCGCGGCGGTCGTGGCGGCGGTGCGCGGCATCGCGGCCGTGACGGATTACACGGTGATCCTGGCCGAGCTTTCAACGTCGCGCACGTTGCGGGATCCGGACGGCATCACGGAGCACGCCGTGCTCACCTTCCGGTTCCTGCTGGAACCGGCCTGATATTTCCAATCCTGTAACAGGAGAAACCTGCCATGGCCGCCGTCAATTCGATGCGGGGGACAAAGCTGCTCGTCCAGATGGGCGACGGCGCGTCTCCGGAGACCTTCGCCCAGGACTGCCTGATCAACGGGGCGCGCGGGATCAGCTTCCAGGCCGACACCAACGAGGACATCGTGCCGGACTGCGACAACCCCGACGACCCGGCGTGGAAGGAAGTCACCAAGGATGGGCTGTCCGCGACGGTGTCCGGCGCCGGCATCCTGCACACGGATTCCGTCGAGGACTGGTGGACCTGGTTCAACAGCGACGACGCCAGGAATGCCCGGGTCAACATCAACGTCGGCGCCGCCGCCGGCGGCGGCTACTGGGCGGGGGCGTTCAAGCTCACGGCGATGGAGGTTACCGGCGAGCGGAACGCCAAGTCGACGGTGTCGGTGACGCTGATGTCGACGGGCGCGCTCACCTGGACGGCGGCGAGCTGACATGCACGGCGCGATCACCCTGCCCTGGGGCGACGGCGATCATGCGTTCCGGCTCGGCCTCGACGATCTGGAAGCGCTCGAGGAAAAGTGCGGCCGCTCGATCTTCGCGATCGCCGAGCGGCTGCACGCGTCCTCGCGGGCGGCTACGACGCTGGAAATCCGCGAGGTCCTGCGGCTGGGCCTGATCGGCGGCGGCGCCGGCATGACGGACGCGCTGTTCAAGGTGCGGAAGTTCGTTGATGCGCGGCCGCTCGATGAGAGCCGCGACACGGCCTATGCCGTCGCGCTCGCCGCGCTGGCGCGGGTGCATTCGAGCGAGATGGAATCCCCATCGGGGGAAGCGGACGCGGCGAGGCCGACCGGCTCGACTTCGCCGCCATCCACGGAAGCGCCGTCCTCATGGGCATCCACGACGTCGGGCGTCTCTCCCTCGGCCAATGGGTCGCCATCGGCCGGCAGTGGGACAAAGCGCACGGCGGCGGTGAAGCCGCGCCGCCGAGCGAAGACGAGTTCGAGCAAGCGATCCTGACCGTGCGAGGGCTGCACTAGATGGCTGACGAGATCGACGTCCAGCGACTGGTCGCGACGCTCGAGGCGCGGATCGACAAGTACGAAAAGAGCCTGGCGAAAGCGGCCGGGCAGACCGACCGCACGTTCAAGCGGATCGAGGATCGCGGCAAGACGCTGGAGCGGCGGCTCGGCGATATTGGCAACAGGGCGGCCAACAGATTCACCAGTGCGCTCGCCGCCGGAATTACGATCCGTGGTGCGCAGCAGCTGATCGACAGCGCAACGCGGATCGAGAATGCGCTCAAGGTCGCCGGGCTGGAGGGGCAGGGCCTCAAGGACGTGTATGACCAGCTGTTCGCGGCCGCGCAGCGCAATGCCGTGCCGGTGGAAGCGCTGGTCAGCCTCTATTCGCGCGCTGCGATCGTCCAGAAGGAACTCGGCGTCTCCACGGGCGAGCTGATCGGATTCACCAACAACGTGGCTCTGGCGCTGCGGGTCTCCGGACAGTCGGCGGAGGAATCGACCGGGGCATTGCTGCAGCTGGCGCAGGCGCTCGGCAGTGGCACGGTGCGGGCGGAGGAGTTCAACTCCATTCTCGAGGGCGCACTGCCGATCGCCCAGGCGGCCGCCGCCGGGCTGGAGGAAGCCGGCGGGTCGGTCTCGAAACTGCGGCAGCTGGTGGTCGACGGCAAGGTTTCGTCGGAAGCGTTCTTCCGGGCCTTTGAGGCCGGTTCCGTCGTGCTGGAAAGCAAGGTCGCCGGGGCCGAACTGACGGTGTCGCAGCGGCTCGTGCCC